CTTATCTGACTTAAGACGGTCATAACCAATCTGTAAACGCTTGGTTACATCTACTGCATCCATTGAGTTGCCAATCAATGTGCCATACATCTTGCGGTTAGCAAGAGAACTTACATCGTAAGCATTAAAAATCTTCTCGTATTCTTTTTCTGTCTTAAGATAAAAGTCATCACTAAGGGTAGGTAAACCTTTCTTAATGAGGGCAGCATTACCAGCAAAGCGTTCTAGGTATGGTGCGTTATAGCGTGTATCAAACTTAAGTAATGAAAGGATATCTGCGCTTGCAATCTTAGGGTAGTCAGCACGAATCTTAGCGATTGAATCTGCTACACCCTTCATATCGTAGTTCTTTAGAATGCCTTCTACGATAGAGAACGCTGGATTCTCTAGGTTTCCACCTAATGGGTCAGTAACAGTAGTATCTGCTATGCCATTCTTATAGTTCTTACCATTATATGAACCAGTAAATGGTGAACCTTTGAAGTTAAGAACTCCATTTGCAGTAGTGTAATCTGCTGGATTGTTAGTAGTTGTTGAAGTTGCTACTCCAGTTGCGCTTGCTGTTCCTGTCTTAAGACCTGAACCTGAAATAAGATTACCTTGTTGGTCATAGACATTGCCACTTGTAGTAGTACGTGTATCAGGGATTGGTGTACCAATAGGGAATACTTCCTTATAGGTTCCAACTCCACCTGCACCTGTGCGAACAAACTCAATTGTTGCTCCAGCCTTAGCACCTTCTACAGTTAACTCAGGCTTTGCCTGGTCCTTATAACCCTGGGTAATACGAGCATTCGCCTGGGCTGCGGTTTCATTACCAACACGTGCGGTGCGGTCTGTACTCTTGACACCTGCTGCTACTTGCTGTTTTGTTACAGCATCAAGCAATGCCTTAGCATCGAGTTCATTTCCTCCACCGTCTACCTGCATAACTCCTGGTATGAACGCCATTATATCACCAATCCGAATGCTTTAATTGTCATTACATAATTCCAAAGTTGCGGAATACTGCCTGAGTATCATCAAGTACTGTCATCTTATAGTTGTCACTAGCAAGATACTCTGGGCTTTTATACTCTTCTAATTCAAATTGCTTGTAAGTCTTTGCTGTTCCATCAGTATTAATAATATCAGTCATATCTGCAACATTGATATCATCTTCTGATATGCCACGAATCTTTGCACGAGTCGTAATGTATGGCTGTAACTTGGAACGAACAGTCTGTCCTGGCTTTAAGTCAAGACCTAATTTGCCCCACTGTGTCATAGCATTGTTGTTAATCTCTTCCAGTACATTCTGATAAGCATCTTCGTCACGTAGTGATAGACCTGCTTGCTTATAGATAGTTGTATCGCTGACTGGAATACCGTTGTCATAATATGCTGCCTTGATTTGACGGATACGCTTGCCGAGTAATCCGCTATCTAGTACATCAAGAGCCTTAGCATCGCCAGTAGCAGCGCCCTTAACAGCCCCAGAGATACGCTTATTTGCTACGCTAAGGATTACATTGGCTTCTCATTGAATAGAGATAGGAACTTATCAGTTAAGATAGCCTTAGATTCAGATGCATCAGTGTATCTAACCTTAGGTGCTACTTCAGTATAGCCAGATGTCTGAAGGAAGGTTTGAACCTTCTTATCCTTCTTAGCCAGGTTGATAACATCTTGGATATTACCAAGACCTCTTTGCTCACCAACTGCAACTAACTTAAGAAGAGCATTAAAGTCTTCAGCAGTAACAGTTCCATCACCTAGTGGATTAAAGTTCTTTGGATATAGATTCAAAGCCTTCAATTGCTTCTGTAAAGCAACTCGGTCCTTAGGGGGAAGGTTCTTTATGTATGATTCTTGGAAACCAGCAGGGTAGATTTGAGTTGTAATAGGCTTACCTGATGTATCCTGACCTCTTGAAACACCAGAGATTACATCACTCTTCTGTGCTGCGGTTCCGCCTAGTTTTGGAAACAGTTTCTGAGCAAGCGCTATTGCCTCTGCGCTGACCGCACCTGGGGTTGCTGTATTTTCTTTTTCGCCAGCCATTAGTTACCTTCCAATTCATTAGCGAAGAATGCATAGAACATCTTCTGGAAATCAGGATTATCTCTGACAATCCATACTGCCTGTTCTGCTAGTAAGTCACGTACTGTCTGCTCGTTAGCAGCACCAGTAAACTTCTTCTTGCCTAGGCTATCTAAGGCAGCCTGACGCATATACATATAGTCACGCAGTGCAACGATAGATGGCACATCAGCAAAGCGTTCATCTTTAACAAGAGTCTCTAGTTGTGCAACAACTCGCCCACGCTTATTAGGGTCAAACTCAACTACTGGACCACCACCCATAGAATCCTTGAGATACTGGAGTGCTACTTTGTACTGGTCCTTATCAAGTTCTCCACCGTCAACCTTAGTCATCAGTGCGTCACGGGCTGCATAGTAGCGTTGTCCATTAACCTTCTCTAAGATTTCCTTAGGAGTTAACTTCTTCTTAGTATTGTTTACTAAGTTCCACTTGTACATTTCCTGTGACAATCCACCACCAGGCATTACATAACCCCATACATCTGTGTACTTAGATGCAATATCTGGGTTATCTACTACGAATTGGTATGAATCCCAGTTAGATGGACCATTGCCTGTGCTTGAACTAATGAGTGCAAATGCTTGTGATGGACCATATAGGTTAAGGAAGTCATACCAAGCCTTGTTCCAGTCACCATCATTGTTCTTTAGAATCTCTTCAAAGTCGTTATATAGAGCCATATGTGTAGTGGCATCGCCGTTCTCATCCTTTGCTAGACCCTTAGAGATAAGGGCAGCAGGAGATACAAGACCTACAACACCACGCATAATTGACTGCCAACGTGCAAATGTGTCAACATCTTTGACTAACTTGCTTTGGTCTTCTGCATCATCAAGGTTATAGTTACCTCCACCTGCAAGGTATGACATAATAGGCTTAAAGTTAGATGCATATGTTTCTTCAATACCCATTGCACCACCGAGAATACGGTTCCAGTTAGCAGGTAGAATTGCTGATTGTAAACCTGAACTGAAGTCAGAACGACCAAATGGGAACAACCAGTTCTTTACGCCTTCAGGTAGGTTATCAATAAACCCTTGATTGAATGTACCAATCAAAGAGATAGGGATAGTCACGCCTGGACCAATACCTGGAAGAATAGAACCTGCACCAAGTGCAAAGTTAAACGACATAGGGTTAGCAGCAAATGCCATAGGTGCTCCACCTTGGCTTACACCAGGTGTTGCAATGTTGGCAAGTTTAGACATCACTGTGCCAGCAAATGGTACCCAGAATAGACGCTGACCTGAATCAGGGTCATTAAAGAAGAAACCTTGCTTAGGGTCATAGATATCTCGTGCATCTGTTACCTGATAGATAGCAGATGACTCTGGCTTTTGTAACCATTCAAGTGTTTTAACACCCTTGTATAGTTGACCAGGGTTCTCAAGACCAATCTCTGACCACTTTCTAATGGTGTCTTCCCAAGCATTAGCGAATGGTGCAACGAGTCGCAACTGATGGAAGATAAGACGCTTCTCTTGTGCGTTGTAGAACAAACCCTTAACCTTATTACGGGCATAAGTGTCTGCATACTCGTGTGCTTCTTTTAATGTCATTGAACCAGCACCGTCTGAAGCCTTGAATGCGTTCCATACTGGATGCTTTGAACCAATGTTCTTACCTTGGAAGACTAAAGGCTTTAGTGAGTCTTGAGCAACACGTTCAAGTTGCTTTACAGCGTCAGCATCTAGGGCTTTAGCCACCATATTGATAGCCTCCCAGTATGACTGGCGGAACTCTGGACCAAATGTTGAGTTCTTTTCAAACTCTGTAGCCTTCTCAAAGAACATATCTACAAAACCACGTTTTTCTTGTGCACCTTCGATGTAAGCCTGGTTACGTGTTGGGACATTCATCTCTACATTGTCCCAGTTTCCAGCCTTACCAAATGTGTCGCGGAGAGTTTTAGCAAATTCTTCTTGCTTTGCTAGTAGTGCCTTCTTACCAGAACGCATTGCTTTAGCATTTTGAATAGAATTTGTAGCCTCATCACCAGCACGTGGGATTCTGTATACAACTCCAGCAACTGTTGTTTTACCAGTTGCAATCATTTCTAGCAAAGACCTATTTCCACCTGCTGCTTCGTTAACGCGAGCAAGGATTGAAATGTCTTTACCATCTTTGGCAGATTTTCCTGTGTACAAATATTGACGTAATCCGTCAGGTGAGCGTAAGAACGCTGCAACTTCATCAGATTGTGCTGATGCAAAGTTATCTAGTGACTTTCTACCAGCGCCAGTCAAGAAATAATCAACGACTGCATCCTCACGCTTTGCTCCATTAGCAATTGCCTTAGCAACTGTAGAAGGATTATATCCAGCCACGACACGTGATATCTCATCTGAGTTAAGGATACGTAATGAATTGGCTAAGCCATCAAAGAAGCGAACGTGTCCAAATGGGACTTTACCAACACCCTTAAACTGAAGGACCTTGATAGCACGGTCATCAAATGAACCTGTGCGGTTAGCAGTCATCAAGTCAACGTATGAGTTTTTCATATTCTGACCAAGAGTTTCATCAAGAATGTCAGCAATGTCATCTCCAGTAGAGAATGATTCATTGAATACTGTATGACGGTATGTATCAAACTTATTAAGTGTGCGTCTTAAGGCACTACCCTCTTCACGTCCAAGCCACATAGCAAGTGCCATACCTGGATTGTTGAAGAATGAAATATGACCAGTACCGAACACACGAATCTGCTCTTCAGCAATGTTACGAATGATATAGGCAGGACGTACTAACTGTAGGTTCTTCCAGAAATCATTGATAGCAATATCTGCGTACTCTGTTGACTTGCCAAGAATCTTTGACTTAGACAACTTAGAAGTTAAACTTAAAATTTCTTTAGTCGGTGGCAAATAGATAGTTGAGTTAAGAAGTTCAGAGCCAAGGTGTGGACCTTGTAAAGTTATCTGCTCACCTCTGAGAGTTAAGTACTTAAGTTCTGCACCTTGAGCGTGACGAGATGCCCAATATGAAGACATTTTTTCATTGCTATCTTTGAATGCTGTTGTAGCCTTGCGAAACGCTGGCTGTAGGTACTCAGGAATCTTCGCTGCACTCTGTTGAAATACTGCTTCTAGCAATTTAACAGATGCAGCATAGCCAGCAACTGATGCAGATGGAGCAGTAGCAATTTCATCAATAATATTATCTAAGACAGCCTTGTCTAGTTTGGCTGCAACGCCAAAGTCCTCTGCTGCACGGAGCATTTCTTCTCTATCGTGGATGTTAATGATAGAGCCAGACTTAACTTTAGTCTTGTACTCACGTGATACAAAATCTTTAACCTTTGTAGAGCCAGAAAGTGCTGCTTCAAATAGCGCAGCAGTTCTTTTATGCTCATTAATACGTGATTCAACACGTGCTCCAACACCAACAAGGTACTTTCCTAGTGGTGCTGCAAATTGTGTACGGTCAGAAATGCGAGCACCTGTGCGCTCAAGGATTCCTGGGCGCAATGCGCCTTCCATAACATCGCCCTTTTTAATATAAGGAGCAAGGATGTCAACAACTTCTTCTTTGCTAGTTGCCTTAGCAAGTGCTTGAGCAGTATCTGAATCAATACGTCCGTTTGATTTACGCCAGATTGCTTTCCAGTCAGTCATATCGACTAGACGGTCAACTGCAATAGTTCCATATCCGCCTGTGAGGAATTCAGCAATTGCCTTATAGTCAAGTCCACTGCGCTCAAATGAGTTAGCAACTCCTGTGCGCTCACGTACTGCGCTCTCCCAAGCATTTAACTTTTCGTCAAGAGTTGATGTGGCATCATCAAGTACGCGAGATAGGTTTTTCTGTGCTGCAGTTTTCTTAGCAGCATCACGTGAAGCAATCTCACGAGCACGAGCAGTAATCTTTGCATTACGTGAACGCTCTGCTACCTGCTTGACTGAGTAAGCCTTGGCATCTTTAGCCTCTGCAAGGCGACGCTTAGCAGCAGCAACTGATTGCTTAGCAGCATCAAGAATGTCATCTGTAGGAATTTCATTCTTAGCAAGTGCTTGCGCTTCAGCAAGTCGTGTCTTAAGTGTGTCAATTGTATTAGCCAACTGAGTAAGTTCTTCATCAGTTGTCATAGCAATACGACCAGCGGCTAGGGCTTCTGCATTGTCAGCCTGTAGTTGGTCAAGAATCTTTGTCTGCTTAATGATTGCACTTTCAGTGCGAGCAATCGTTACTGGAGCCTTAGCGGTAGCAGTAAGTTCTTTAAGTGCAGCAGTAGCATCAGCAATTTCTTGCTTTGACTTTGCCTCAATTGCAACAATTTCATCTAGTCGACCTTGTGCAGCACGGACAGATGTGTTTGCTTTGATTGCCTCTTCTGCTTTTCCAGACCACGCAGCACGGGCATCTACTGCCTGTTGCTTATAGTCATCAAGTTTAGAGTTCTTGATTGCATCTGCTTGCTTTACTGCAGCCTTGCGAGCAACATTTTCTTTTGTCAAAACCTCTTCAAGAAGTGTTGCTTCTTGTTCAAACTTTGCTGCAACACCCATAGCACCAGCCACACGCTCTTGCTGTGCAAGTTTGCGTAGTTGTTTTACTCTTTGTGCCTTAGCGATACCTGGGTCAGTTAAGAATGAACCTGCGATATCTGCAGCAAGGTAGATTACTGAACCCCATTTTGTCTCTGGGCTTCCTAGTGGAGACACAGTAAAAACTGTATCACCAAAAAATGAACGTGGCTGATAGCCAATTACTTTACCTTTTGAATCACGAACAGCAACCTTAGCAACATCAAGTGATGCCTGACGAACAGCGTGTCCAACGCCTGTTTCTTCAGATACAAAAAATCCTTTACCTGTATCAATGTTAATAAGTGGGTTCTGTTTTGCTTTAATCTTCTCAACACTGTCATTAAATATTTTACCAACGACAACTTGATTAGTAATGTTTGTAGCAACTTGTGATTTTTCTTCACCACTCATAAATGGGTTCATATTCAACCCAGTAGCAACACCGCTGATTACTCCTCGGTCTTGGACTTCATTGACAACATTTCGATATGTTGCATTGATAGTCTGAAATGGAACGGCAAGAATTGTTGTAGCGCCTTTAACGGCTCCTTTAACTCCACGCCAAAAAATACCACGCTTAGTTGCATCAAATTCTTCTTGCTTGCGCTTTTGAGCGACAGCCTTTTGGTCAGCCATACGTGCTTCACGTGTATCAGCATCAATCTGAGCAATGCTTTTTGCAACGCCACTTTGTGCGTCGACGTTAAGATTAGACAATGAAGCAAGAACGCCAGGAGACATAAGGTTTCCTTGTGCATTCTTAATAATTGTTGCAGCCTGAACTGGATTAACAGCAGAAGCCTGAGCAAAAGCAGCCTGTGCTTTGTAATCTTCTTCAGTCAATACTTCGCTTACGCGGTTACTGAACTCTAGTCTGCCATTATTAAAAGTGTACTTTCCCGCCACTAGGCACCTGCTTGCTGTCGGGCATCAATAGTTTCTACTATGTAGCGCAAGTCTTCATTGCGCGGATTTTGTGCATATAGAGCACGAATAACATCAACTGATGGGTCACCCTCGTAAGGAATCTTAACTGGCAAAGGATTAACTTCGCGCCCTGCACCGTCGCCAAATGGCATACCGTAAGTAATTGGACGGTCAGGAGTTTCAGATGGCGCAGTAATTGGGGTAATACTTGGTAAAGAAGGAAGTGTGGCAACTGGTGTAGGTTGAGTTGAAGCAACCGCAGCATTACCTGCTACACGACTTTGATTAACTGCTTGATTTTGTCCATAAGGAAGACCTGTGTAATTAAGGTCAGCGACTCCGCTTTGACCTGCTCCGCCTACGCCTGAAACATTTGCAGGGTTATTCTGCGCTGCTGTAGGGCGGTCTCCGCCTCTATTTTCTGGTGCAGTAGTCATTGCGCCTCCTACTTAGTTTCTTGTTCAAGAATGTGAAATGGAGCAGATGTTCCATTGTTATTGATTGCTGCAATTCTCATTGCATCTAATACTGATACTCCAGCGTGTAGCGCACCTAGTGCGTAATCTCCGCCAGAACCGATTGCATAAAATCCTGTGTCGTTCATAGCAACTGCAAAGTCGCTATCAATTTCAAATATAGTTCCGTTAATTCCAATAAGCAGTTGTAGTTCAAACTTATTGTCATCATCACTTGAGCCTTTATTAAATTCAATACCAGCATCAACTAATGTTGTCTTAAGTGATGGTGCTACTTTGTTGATTACAAACTCATAAAGATTTTGTTTTGCTTTTGCTGTAACCATTGGTGGGTTCCACCCGTGTAAAGCAACTTGCAAAGCACGATAGTCACCAGCACCGCCGATAATATAATTACCACGCTCTACTGCTTTAACCATCTCAGGGTGTGTGTAAACTTTTCCACCCTCTGCTACGCGTGAATCACTTGCTATGACGCAACCATCTGCGTTCTGTACGCCTACGATTGTTGTCATTGTCCCCGCCTTGGTTATCTACGCGTAGTTGTAGTTGCTACTCTTGCTGAACCTTTACCACTTGATGTCAGTGATGAGATTAATGTTTGAATATCTGGACGTTGCTGAGGTTGAATCTCTCCTCCAGTTGGCTGTCCTGCTGCCATTTCTGGGGAAGGAGCGCCTCCTGCTGGAGAAGCGGTGGGAGCAGGGGACGGTTGCTCAACCATAGGTGCTGCCCCAGCAGGAGGAACCTGTTGCTGCGGAGCGAATGTGGCTTCAATAGCGTCTTCGAGAGCAGTGCCCTTTTGACGTGCCTTGATAACCGCAGCAATCTTATTCACGAGTTCTGATGGGTCCCCACCTGATGCAGCCATCTGTGGAATCGCTTGAGTCATAGCAGTGAGTGAACCGAGAAGTGCTTGACGCATATCTTCGATTTCAATCTTTTCTAATTCTTGTGTCACATTGACTGTGATGCGCTGGATTAAGACCAGCAAGCATACCGTAGCGAACATCAGCAGAAAAGTCTTGCTTGATGTCTTTGCTTGGCTTGTATGTAATTTCATAAGGTGAACCTGAATCTACTCCACGAATTGTTTTTTCCTGAGGGAATAGAACTTCATCTGTTTCAAAACAAATTTGAATAACATCACGAAGTGCTGCAGCAAAGATTGCTTGTGCAGACTTAACTTGTGTATCAAAGGCACCCATAAGCGCCTGTACACCTTGTCCCGTAACCACTGATGCACTGATGTTTCCTGTTCGTCCTTCAGGATAACGAGCACCGACACGCAGTTCTGCATTAAGTAATGATGATTCTTGGAATGCGCCTTGAGGAATGTTTAGTTCTACACGACGAACACCTGCTGGATTGTTTGTACGGATAACCGCATCTCCACCAAGTTGCAACTCTTGTACATCGCCAGGAAGTACAATAGGTGCTTGTACAGATTTCTCTGCTGCTTCCATTGCAAGCAATGCGAAGCGGTTGCGAAGCAATTGAATACCAAGGATGTCGTCAAATTGTCCACGTAGTTCGCCATCAATAGATGGTTTACGTGCAACAACAATCATCATCTTTCCAAGGGGATTTGATGCGTGAGACAGAATTAAATCTGCCTTGCTTGGAATGTAGATGACTGACTGGTCTTTGTCGTAATAGCGAATCATCTCAACCTGAGCAGTCAAATCCTGGTCGTAACCTCGTCGTCCGAGTAACTGGGATTCGTAATCAGGGAACTGAGATACGAGTTCGCCTAGCGTCATTGCATATCGCTTTGCAAATGCCACACAACGTCCATAGCGGTCAAACTCTGGGTAAGCACCCACTGGGTTTTCTATGCGGATTCGTGGCAGTTTTGCGTCTTCATCCAATTCAATTACGAACGGGAGGAAACCATATGTGATGTACCAGTCAGCACCTTGGTACATCTGTACAGCAAGGTCTGAGTGCTGGAAGTAGTTCGATGCGATACGTGTGCGCTTGTCAGCGAAAGAACGTGCACGGTCATTGACCGCGTTTGCTGCAGAGCAGTTAACTGCAGGAAGTGGAGCCATAACCTCAGAGAGGTCACGTGCCACAATGTCGATAAAGTTAGCAACTACGTTGGCAGATACGCCCTCTGGGAAAAAGTCAGGATAGACATCAGCAATTTTTCCACGGCGGACTGCGAGTACGTCAAGGTTACGCTGGTCGCGTTCTCCGTTGAGGTGGCGTAGAGATTCAACTCTCGCAAACACCTGCTTCATTGATAATGCCATTGTTATCCTATCCGTATTGTTGCGACCACTGGTCAGCGATTGCTTCATCTAAATTGATAGAGCCTCTTTGTGCCCTCTGTGCTCGTGTTGCCCAGCGATTATTAGTGTAAGAACCAATCCGTGTGGACTGTTGCATCAGTTCGCGGATGCGAATGACTGCAAACCACAGTGCCATTACGCAGTCTGTAGGGTTTCGTGTGTCTGGTTTCCAGGTAATCAACTCTTGAACTAGTGTCTTAAGACCTTCAGAGCCTTCATTACTTGGTAGTTCAATCAGGTTGTTATCTTGGAATCGTCCATCTCGTGTATTGCCAAAGAGCATTGCCATTGACGCTACACCGAAAGAGGTGTCCCACTTGTTCTTGCCTGTAAAGTGTGAGTTCAGTTGACATCCGTGAGAAGCAAGATAGTTTCTTAAGTTGTCATCTAGTGCATAAGCCTTCTGGTGTGCATTGATTTCGATACGCAGTTCTTGTGGCTTGTACTTAACGACCCATTCTTCAATCAGGTCTTGAATCTTTTGTGGTGATGGTTCGGTCATATTGACACAATCCAACACGTAAATCTTTCCATCAGCCTTGTTGTATGTGCAAACTACTGCACCTGTAGCACCTGCCATAGCAGGGTCAAGTCCGATGATGGTGTAAGCACCTTCAAGATAAGTAGGATGCCCTGGAACTCCAGCCTTTAGCGGACCTCGTTTTCGCATTCCGTTGACGGAACCTGCGATACAGGAGGGAGAAAAGATTGAGTCTTCGGTGACATCTTCTTGCTGGTAGACCATAGCCCATACAGATGGGGATACCTGAGAGCGACGCTTAAAGAGAGAAGGTCCATCCCACTTGGGATAATTTCCATTAGGTAGTACGTCGTCCTTATCGTTTTCCTGGCGGTCAGTTTCTGCCCATAAGGTTTTCCAGGCTTCAGGCTTTTCATCAAATTCTAAAACTGCTGGCATAGCGCAGTAGGTAAAGGGAGAGACTCCACCTGACCACTGCCCAGCATCTCGTAGCATCTTGTATAAGTCAACTGGTGCCACTCTGGTTCCAACGATAATTAACTTACCGTGGCGACCAAGACGGGTGATAACTTCCTTCTGAAGCCATTCCATCTGCTTTTCCCACTCGTGGGCATTAGTACCCATCACAGCATCGTCGACGATAATCAAGTCAGCACGAGCACCGTAAATCTGAGAACCGATACCCAGGGCTTGGACCGTAGGGTCCTTCTCGCCAGAGTCGCGTCCTGTTCCCAGGTAAATCATATCTGCCGCCCACTGGGTAGCATCCTTCTGGTATCCACCGTTGGGACCAAAAGCGGTCTGCATCTTCATATAGGCTGGGTGGCTAAGTCTGGTTTTAATTGCACCAAGGAACTTACGAGCCATACCTTGAGTCTTTGAAACAATAATGACTCGAATATTAGGGTTTGTGACGATTCGATAGGTCACATAGTTGGTCGTAATCGTTGTCGACTTGGCGTGCTCTGGGGGTACGTTGATAAGTACACGGTCAGGGTCGCTAGGTTCATAGGTCATACCTGCGGGTTGCCAGCGGGGTGGTACCCCATCGATTAG